CGTTATGATAAGAAAGGCACTGCCCGCCGTGATATCATGAAGATTCTGCATTATGCAGTTCTCCTGATGCACTTCAACGACAAAAACGCTAAGCGTGAAACTTACCCCCAGTGATGAAATTGAATCCTAATACAATGAAACTGTCTGACAGCACCCTCACTGTTCTTAAGAACTTTGCTGGTATCAATAACTCGATTCTGGTAAAAGAAGGTAGTCGTCTTCGCACTATTTCTGTTGCTAAGAATATCTTGGCAGAAGCAGATATCAAAGAAGATTTTCCTCGGGATTTTGCCATTTACGATCTCAATCAGTTCCTTAATGGTCTTAGTCTTCACCAGGATCCTGACCTAGATTTCAAGGAAGACTCTTATCTTAGTATCAAAGAAGGTAAGCGTCGTGTTAAGTATTTCTATGCCGATCCTGCTGTAATTGTTTCTCCACCAGAGAAAGATATTACACTTCCTACTCAGGATGTTTGTTTCCAACTTGATAGTTCTTCCCTGGAAAAACTAATCAAAGCAGCACAAGTTTATCAACTTCCTGATTTTTGTGCTGTTGGTGAAGCAGGCGTAATCAAATTGGTTGTTCGTGATAAGAAGAATGATACTTCTAATGAATATGCCATCGTTGTTGGTGAAACTGAAAAAGAATTTACTTTCAACTTCAAAGTAGAAAACATCAAGATTATTCCTGGTGCCTATGATGTAGTTGTTTCTTCCAAACTTCTTTCAAAGTTTACAAACACCAAGTACAATCTTACTTATTATATTGCTCTTGAACCAGACTCGACTTTTGGATAATATGCGAGTGGTTGGATGTATTCTGATCGTTTGCTCTCATTTCACTATCGTTTATGTGAATGTTCTGTCTGGGGTTATAGTTCATCTAGCTGCAGATGTTTTTACACTCCCATATTTTGTAAAACACAGAATGTGGGATATGGTAATCATGCTTTCATTTCTTGTTACTATTGGAGTAAGTAAATTATTTTCTTATTATGGAACCTGATCCTTATATTCAATTTTTAGAAAATTGGATACCAGGAATAGGTGAAGATACTAAACTCCACGATCAACTTCATACACATTTTGATCTTGGATTTAGTATTAATGATGAAGCCAAACTTCTTGGTTTCCAATTAGGACATCACCCTGCTGGAAATTTCTTCCACGTTGTGGTATTCTGTATTATGAGTATTACGATTTATCCAAAAGATTATCGTAATGGTTTGAAAGATCTCCAGGATTTTTATAAAGCATATTTGCTTGGAAAATACTGGCAATCCGTATCCTATTGGTTTATTCCCAAAACAATATTATGAGTGATTTTATCTGGGTCGAAAAGTATCGACCTAAGACTATTGAAGAGTGTATTCTTCCGGCATCAACAAAAAAGACTTTCAAAGACTTCCTAGATAAAGGAGAGATTCCTAATATGCTTCTTGCTGGTCCTCCAGGAATTGGTAAGACCACAGTTGCTAAGGCTCTCTGTACTGAACTTGGAGCAGATGTTTATGTCATCAATGGATCCGATGAGGGACGATTCTTGGATACCGTCCGAAATAATGCGAAGAACTTTGCTTCGACCGTTTCGCTTACGGCAACTTCTAAACACAAAGTCATCATCATCGATGAGGCAGATAACACATCCAATGATGTACAACTCTTACTTAGGGCGTTTATTGAGGAATTTGCCGGTAACTGTAGATTCATCTTCACCTGCAATTACAAGAACAAAATTCTTGAACCCCTCCATTCCCGTTGTGCCGTCATTGAATTTGGCATCAAAGGTAAAGACCGACAGTCAATCGCTGCCAACTTTTTTAAACGGATTCGGGAAATTCTCGACGCAGAAGGAGTGGAGTACGAAAACAAAGTACTCGTTGAACTCATCAACAAACACTTTCCAGATTGGCGACGTGTACTCAACGAAGTCCAACGATACTCGGTGGGTGGTAAGATTGATTCGGGGATTCTTGCAACGTTTTCAGATGTCGCGGTAAATGAACTCGTCAAAAACCTCAAAAGCAAAAACTTTGCTGAAGTACGTAAATGGGTCGTTAGCAACCTTGATAACGATACTAGTGTGCTTTTGCGTCGTATTTACGATGCTTGTTATGATTCCATGGTTCCGAACAGTATTCCTGCTGCTGTGCTTTGTCTTGCTAAGTATCAATATCAGATGGCGTTCGTGGCGGATCAAGAAATAAACATGCTTGCTTGTCTTACTGAAATTATGGTGGAGTGTGAATTCAAATGAGAACCCAAAACAAAGAAAACTATTATTACTGGTTCTGGATTGTAGCAATGATTGCATTTATTGTTCCTCAAGTTTTCACTGCTTGGGCGTACATAAATATTGTGAATATTTTGAAAACATGGTCCCTCTAAAATGATACCCTTCTTTGTTCCCGACCCAGTGATGTTAATGGAATCAAATTGGGTCAAAACGATTCAAGTTCCTTCTGAAATTAGGAATCACTGTATCCGACGTGTTGTCCCCTCACTTGGGGATGAGATGGTTGGTGAGAAGTGGAAGTATATTGATTGTGCCTGGAAAAATATGGGTTTCTACGGTGGCAATTCTAATGTTCTTAGAGATCTTAGGAGAATTAGTGATAGATCGTATCTTGAGGGGCAGGAAGAAAGAGATAAATTGAATAAAGTGAATTACAAAGTTGATGAAATTTTAGAGAAGTATTATGATTGACGAACATGGATGGACTCAGAAAGATCCCATATCGGACGAGGAGTGCATTTTGATATGTTTGAATAATGCTCCTTGTGGAACGGACAAAAAACAAGTTGACCGACTAATTAAAAACTATCAAGAACTTTTACTTATTTTAAGGAATTATCAAAATGATTGATGTGAAATTGATCCGTATTGTTACGGGAGAAGAAGTTGTTGCAGAACTACTAGAAGAAACTGCGTCTTTTATTAAAATTCAGAATGGTCTTGTGGTTCTTCCTACAGCACAGCAAGTTGGTTTTGCACCCTGGGCGACTGTGATTAGTAAAGATGATCCAGAAATTGTTATCTCAAAAAACCATGTAGTTTATATTGTTGAAGTTCAGGAAGATATTGCCAAAAAATATAATGAAATGTTTGGCAGTAAGCTGGTTATGCCCGAATCTAAGAAATTGATTGTGTGATGCCATTTTTTAAAATCGATTATAAAACTCTTACTGAACCAAGAGTAAAGACTACTCCAGAGAATGTTCAAGAAGCAAATGAAGCACTGTTTCGTGCTAAAATGACTTTACCCGCTGCTGCAAAGCATTGTGGAATGACTCATAAGGAAATGAAATTGACCTTCTGGGAATTTTTGAAGTATAACAAACCTGATTATGATCAATCCCAATCTATTTGATTTTCCATCTATCTTTGGTGTAGTTAAATCTACTGATGGATTAAAAAGAAACCAAACTAGACCTCTAAGGGCAGAAGTTCAAGAAATTGCTATTGCTAAGTATAGTGGTAATCAACTTAAATATGTTGGTGATACTGAAAATGGTAGAGATTTCTATGGTATTCATGACGGATTATATTATGAGTCAAAAGGCATGGATGGTATGTTTTGTAAAACAAAACCAATTACCAAAGAAATTACCCTTAAGAATTTTCAAGGTAGAAATTTAGGTTTACCCAAAAAAACTTTTGATTACATGCTATTGTGGGACACCAAAACTTACACTGTTGGTATTTGCAGTTGGGATGCTTGTATGAAGAATACAAATATTAAAGATGCTACAGTTGCCTTTAGAGTTCATTTTAATGATATTACATTTCTTGCTAATAATGTGACACCAGTGGAGAAGGAAGACTTCGCTGCTAAACTTTATAATTTGATTGAGCAAACAGTATGAAATCCTTTAAAACACCATTACGTTACCCTGGCGGTAAATCCCGTGCCTGTACGAAGATGGATCAGTACATTCCTGATCTTAGAAATTTCAAAGAGTACCGTGAACCATTTTTAGGTGGTGGTAGTGTAGCAATTCATCTAAGTAAAAAGTATCCTAGATTGGATGTATGGGTCAATGATCTGTATGAACCACTTTACAACTTTTGGTGTGAGTTGAGAGACAATGGTCGAGAGATGAGAGATACTTTACTTGAATTGAAGTATCGACATCCTGAACCAGTATCTGCAAAAATTCTATTTCTAGACGCAAAGGAGAAGGTAAACGATGAATTGGTATCTAATACGGATCGTGCTGTCGCTTTTTATATTATCAACAAGTGCTCTTTTTCTGGTCTCACTGAATCCTCATCCTTCTCAAAACAAGCATCAGAAAGCAATTTCTCTGTGCGAGGAATTGATAAACTACCAGGATACTCTCAAATAATTCAAAATTGGAAGATAACAAATGTCCGATATCAACAACTCCTTACTGATGACAAAGAGTGCTTTACCTACCTTGACCCACCCTATGAAATTGGATCTAACCTTTATGGGAGGAAAGGCAGTATGCACAAATCATTCGACCACGATGGTTTTGCTACCATTTGTGATCGGTTTGTTGGTCCTCAACTTATTTCTTACAATTCGTCTCAACTTATTAAAGACCGATTCAAAGAATACCAAACGGGGGAGTTCGACCTGACTTATACCATGCGCTCCGTTGGGGAGTACATGAGAGAACAAAAAGAACGCAAGGAACTTTTACTTTTTAATTATGGAA